CCACGACCATCACGCTCGCATCCGCTGGCAACACCCTCACCTTCGCGGTGGGCGATGTGTTCACGGTGGCCGACTGCTTCTCGGTCAACCCGCAGACCCGCGAAAGCACGGGCGCGCTTCAGCAGTTCGTCGTGACTGCTGCGGCTACCTCGTCTGCTGGTGGCGCCGTGACCCTCAGCGTTTCCCCGGCGCTCTACTCGCCGTCGAACGCTCTGGCGACCGTCAACACCCTGACGATCACCGGCAAGGCCGTCACCTTTATCGGCGCGGCTTCGACCCAGTACCCGCAGAACCTTGTGTATCACAAGGACGCCATCTCCTTCGCCACGGCTGACCTGATCATGCCGAGCGGCGTCGATATGGCTTCCCGCCAGGTTCACAACGGCATCTCGATGCGTATCGTGCGCCAGTACGACATTAACAATGATCGTCTGCCGTGCCGTATCGACGTGCTGTACGGCTTCTCGACCATCCGTCCGCAGATGGCCGCGCGCATCTGGGGCTAACAGGTAAAGATAGGAGATACTCACATGGCACTTCCCTCTGTAGGCGGCGGCTATCAGTTTAACGACGGAAACCTTAACGAACTCAAGGTCTCCGTTGCTGCGGCCCCCGCAACTGCTACGGACAGCGCGACGCTGACCCCGGCGCAGATCACCAACGGCATCATCATTGGCACCCCGACGACCACGGCGGCTTACACGCTTCCGCTGGCCTCGGACCTCGATGCGCTGCTGACCAATTCCAAGGTCGGTACAATCTTCGACTTTCGCGTCATCAACACCACCACGGCTGGCGTCATCACCATGACGACCAACACGGGCTGGACGATTGGTTCGAGCGGTTCGCAGGGCCTGATGACCGTCGCGGCTACGGCAGGCACGGTTCGTGCTTTCCGCGCCCGCAAGCTGGGCGACGCCTCTTGGGCGCTCTACGCCATTTCGTAGCCTAACAGCGGGCGGCTTCGGCCGCCCGCTTCTTTTGGAGGGAACATGATCTATCTTCGTCACCCCAAGCACGGCGTCAAGATTGCCACCATGGAAATGGAAGCGCAGTACGACGAAATGCACGGCTGGTCGCGGTTTGACCCCGACGAACAGTTGAATGAAGCGCCGGAACCGGATAATGTGATGCTCGAACCCAGGCGCCGCGGGCGCCCCCGGCTAGAAGCGAGCGAATGACATGTCAAGTGCCGGCGATCTGATCAATGGATCACTGAGGCTTCTGGGTGTTCTGGCGGAAGGCGAAACGCCTTCGTCTGAAACATCGCAAGACGCGCTGGTCGCCATGAACCAGATGATCCAGTCGTGGAACACCGAGCGTCTTGCCGTGTTCTCCACCCAGGATCAAGTCGTCACTTGGCCGCCCAGCACCATCTCGCGCACATTCGGGCCGACCGGCGACATCGTTGCCAACCGCCCCGTCGCCATTGACGACAGCACCTATTTCCGTGACCCGTCCAACGGCATTTCCTATGGCCTTAAGCTGATCAACCAGCAGCAGTACAACGGCATCGCCGTCAAGACCGTCACCAGCACCTACCCGCAGGTGCTGTGGGTCAACATGACCTACCCCGACATTGAAATGTACGTCTATCCCGTGCCGACCAAGGTGCTGGAGTTCCACGTTGTCTCGGTGGACGAACTGACCCAGCCCGCCAATCTGGCGACCGATCTGGCCTTTCCGCCGGGCTATCTGCGCTGTTTCCGGTACAATCTGGCCTGCGAACTGGCCCCGGAGTTCGGCGTCGAGCCGTCCCGGCAAGTGCAGCGCATCGCCATGACCTCGAAGCGCAACTTGAAGCGCATCAACAACCCCGACGACATCATGGCTCTACCGTACAGCATTGTTGCAACCAGACAGCGTTTCAATATTTTTGCAGGCAACTACTAAATGCAGACGCCAATCTTGGGGTCCGCATACGTCGCCCGCAGTGTCAACGCTGCGGACAGTCGCATGGTCAATCTGTTTCCCGAGGTGGTGCCGGAAGCAGGCAAGCAACCCGCCTTTCTTAACCGCGCGCCGGGGCTGCGCCGGCTGGCGACCGTTGGCCCCGGCCCTGTTCGCGGGCTGTGGGCGACGCAGATCACGGGCTCGGACGGCTATGTCGTGTCCGGCCAAGGGCTGTACAAGATCGACACGTCCTACAACGCGACGTTCCTTGGCACCGTCAGCGGCTCTGGTCCTGTTTCCATCGCGGACAACGGAACGCAGATCTTCATCGCTGCCGATCCTGACGGCTACATCTACAACATGAGCACGGGCGCGTTCGCACCGATTGGCGACCCGGATTTCCCCGGCGCGTCCACGGTCGGCTATCTGGACGGTTATTTTGTCTTCAACGAACCGGACAGCCAGCGCGTCTGGGTGACAAGCCTGCTGGACGGCACTAGCGTCGATCCGCTCGATTTCGCCAGCGCCGAGGGCGCGCCGGACCAGCTTCTGTCGGTCAACGTCGATCACCGCGAGGCGTGGCTGTTTGGTACGGGCACGGTTGAGGTCTGGTACAACGCCGGAACCGCCGACTTCCCGCTCCAGCGCATCCAGGGCGCGTTCAACGAACTGGGCTGCTCTGCCGTCTACTCAGTTGCCAAGCTGGACAACACGCTATTTTGGTTGGGCTCCGACGCCCGCGGCAACGGCGTTGTCTATCGCGCCAACGGGTATCGCGGCGAGCGCGTCTCGACCCATGCCGTTGAGTTTGCAATTCAAAATTATAGCACGATTTCGGACGCCGTGGCCTACTCCTACCAGCAAGAGGGCCATAAGTTCTACGTTCTGACTTTTCCGACTGCCAACGCAACGTGGGTTTATGACGCCATCACCGGAGCATGGCATGAGCGGGCGGGCTGGAACAACGGCCGTTTCGTGCGCCATCGCTCTAACTGTCAGATGAACTTCAACAACGAAATCATCGTTGGCGACTACGAGAACGGCAACATTTACGCTTTCGACCTCAACGTGTATGCCGACGACGACCAGCCGCAGAAGTGGTTGAGGTCGTGGCGCGCGCTGCCAACGGGCACCAACAACCTGCGCCGCACGGCGCACCATACGCTGCAACTTGATTGCGAAAGCGGTGCTGGATATGTAGACCCTGCATTGGCCTTGCAGCTTCCTCAAGCCATGCTGCGCTGGTCGGACGATGGCGGTCACACCTGGTCGCGTGAACACTGGACCAGCCTCGGCGCCATCGGGCGCTATGGCAAGCGCGTCTTCTGGCGGCGGCTGGGCATGACCCAGAAGATCCGCGACCGCGTCTACGAGGTGTCGGGCACCGATCCGACCAAAATCGTCATCATGGGTGCGGAGCTGATCCTCGATGGCACTTCTTCCTAACGCCAGCCAAATACCAGCGCAGCGCGTGGCAATCAACGAGCGTTCGCGGGGGGGGCCTCCCGGTCGTGATGCTGAGCCGCCCCCGTCAATTTTTGTTGCGCGTGAATGGTATCGGTTTTTCGACACGGTTCACACCTATCTGCCGACTCCAACGGTTTTCACCCCTGTTTTCACCCCGGTCATCAACGTCACCACGGTGTCGGCGGGGGCAAGTTTTGCCAACCAGATGGGCACGGTCATCGCGCTGACAGGCACGTTTACGCTTGACCCCGTTGCGGCGGGCGACACCATGTTTCAGATGACGCCGCCGATTTTGGACGACTTGTCTTTGTCCACGGCCGCTGGCACATTCGTCACCACCGCCAGCGGCGTCACCGCTGTAGGCTCCGTTATCGCCACCGGGCCTCTGCTGGAGTTTCGTCTTAACGCGCCATCGGGCGCTGCTGCCACCTACGCCTACAACGTCAACTACCAGATTGCCTGACAACCCGATTTACGCTAGGTTCGCACCATGACCGTCAACCTGTCCCCTTTCGCCAACCCCGGCGCGCAGTTATTCGACGACAACGGCGACCCGCTGTCGGGCGGCAAGATATTTACCTACGCGGCAGGCACGACCACGCCCAAGACGACGTATACCGACTTCACGGGCAATACGGCGCATGCCAACCCGATCATCCTTGACGCTGCGGGCCGCCCGCCGTCCGAGGTTTGGCTGACCTACGGGGATTCCTACAAGTTCATCCTCAAGGACAGCAACGACACGCTGGTCGGCACGTTCGACAACATTGACGGCATCCCGCCCGTCAACATCAACCTAGTGCGGCTGTACGGCTCGACCTCGGGCTACGTTGAACTGCGGGCACCCGCCGTTGCAGGCACCAATACGGTCACGTTTCCGGCTGCTACCGGCACGGTTGCGCTGACCAACAACCCGACCTTCACGGGCACCACGGCGGTTGCTACCCTGACGGCGTCCGAGAACATCACTGGGTCAAAGACCATCAGCGGGCGGCTGCTGTCGGCGTCGCAGACCGTCAACATTGATCAGTACTTGTACATGAGCGGCACGGGGCAGATGAAGCTGCCGGTCGGCTCCACTGCTGAGCGCGCGGGGGCGTTCAGCGGTACAGGGCAGATCAGCGGCACAACGCTGACTATCACCAACACCACCAGCGGCCTGCTTTACATCGGCGCGGTCGTTGATGGTACGGGCGTTGCGGCGGGCACTCGCATCACCGACTTTTTGACCGGGTCGGGCGGGATTGGCACCTATCTTGTCAGCGTTTCGCAGACGGTCGCTGCGGGTACGGCGCTTGCGGATGCGCCTGTCACGGGAATGATCCGCTACAACAGCACGAACAACGCCTTTGAGGGTTACGGCGCGTCTGGCTGGGCGGGCATCGGCGGCGGTGCCACGGGCGCTGGCGGCGATGAGGTGTTCATCCTCAACAGCCAAGTCGTAACGACATCCTACGCTATACCCTCCGGCAAGAACGCAACCTCGACTGGCCCGTTGACCGTCAACGGCAACGTCACCATCACAATCCCATCCGGCGCACGCTGGGTGATCCTGTAACGGAGCAACCATGTCCCAACTGACCCTTACCAGCGACCCGCTCGGCAGCGCAACGACCGGCACGTTCGAGTTCGAGAACCCCGCCTTCTACATGACAGGCGCCACGTCTCAGCGCGGGGTGGTGCTGGTCGATCAATATATTCTTCAGCAAGCGACCCACACGCTGGCTAGTCAGACGGCGGCGCAAGCCTTGTTTGATGTCACGACCGACAGCCAGGTTACGTTGGTAGCCGGCACCTACGAGTTTGAATGCCAGTTCTCACTGTCCAGCATGAGCGGTTCATCTGGTTCGTTTGGTTTTGCGCTCGGTGGCGGCGCAACCTTTACGCAGTATTGGTGGTCACTTGCCAGCAAATCCACTTTGGCAACCGCAGCCACTGGTCAGGTGACATACAATACCGCAGATAACACCACCATTGTCACGGCATCAACCGCAACGGTTGCCTTTGCCCGCATCCATGGCGTCGTGATCGTTACGGTCGGCGGCACTCTTATCCCGCAGGTGTCGCTGGGCGTTGCGGCCGCCGCGGTTGTCGGTGTTGGGTCGTTCTTCAAAATCAGGGCGCTCGGCGGCAGCGCGGCGGCCAGCAGCGGCAACTGGAGCTAACCCATGTCCATTATCATCGACGGCGGCGCAGGGATTACCTTCCCCGACACGGTCCAGCAGACCAACGCGCTGACCAACACGGGCGGCACGCCACGTTATTATGCTGCGCGCGCGTGGGTGACATTTGACGGATCAACCACGCCGCCAATCATTTTGTCGGCGTCTAATGTGGCGTCTGTATCGCGGTCTTCTAACGGCGTGTTTACCATTACGTTTACGATCAATATGCCGAATGCAAACTACGCGGTTGCAGGCATGGCGTTTGAGTCTAGCCGAAGCGCTGTAGTCAATCTCCGCGCGCAACCAACAGTGAGTTCTTTTACTATCCTCGTGACTGACCTTAGTGCTTCAGCAGGTTCGGCGAGCACAAGTCCTTTAAATAGCGGTTATGTATCGCTTGTGGTGTTTGCGTGATTGACGATCTGCGCCATCACTTCTCTGTGACCCTAGACCTGCCGTCTGCGGCTGTCGAGTGGCTTCTGGACGTGTGGCGCATGATCCAGATGCTGGACGACGTTGCGGATGGCGATCCAGTCAGTCGGGACGATCTCAACGCCGTCATCTGGGCCGCGCTGGTCACCATGCCCGCCAACCCCTTTTTTCTGGCCAACGCCGCGGCCTTGCAGACGGCTCTGGCGCAGTTGGTCCTCAAGTGGCAGGCGTCTGACGACGCCGAGCGGGAACGCAAGGCCGACGCCCGGTCGTTCGTCTGGCGGGCAGGGTACTATGACCTGATCCTGCTGGTTGTCCTTTTGACGAAAGGTCACGCAAGTGCTATGAAAGACGCCATGAAGGTCATGCACCTTTATGGCGAGACGCTGCACGAATATCTGAAGGAGTTTTCCTGATGCCGGGTCCAGTCGCAGCAATTGCAGGCTCCGCCGCCGTTGGTGCAGCGGCGTCAATCTTCGGCGCCAAGAAGCAATCCGACGCTGCCAAGGACGCCGCCAAGGCGCAGACCAAAGCCACCAAGGCCACCATCGCCGCGCAGGAGCGCGCGTTGGAGCGGCAGATCGGGTTGCAGGAACCGTTCCGGGAGACGGGTGTCAATGCGCTGGCGGATTACGGGACGGCCTCGCAGTACACGCCCTTCGGTATGGCGCAGTTCCAAGCTGATCCCGGCTACCAGTTTCGCATGTCCGAGGGCCTCAAGGCTCTGGAGCGGTCGGCTGCTTCGCGCGGTCTGCTCGAGTCCGGCGGCACGCTGAAGGACATCACGCGGTTTGGGCAGGACTTGGCGAGCCAGGAATACACCAACGCCTTCCAGCGGTATCTGACAGAGCGTCAGGCGCGGCTCCAGCCGCTGGAGTACCGCATTGGTCTGGGTCAGGCGGCGGCGTCCGGTCAGGCAGCGAACGTTGGCACGTCGGCGGCAAACGTCGGGCAGTTGACGCAGGCGCTCGGCAACATCCAGGCGCAGCGGGCCGTGACGCAGGGCAACATCATGGCTGGCACGCTCGGCAATCTCGGCGGACTAGCCTCGGAGGCGGCGGGCGCGTACGGCCAGTATCAGGCCGCGCAGCCGTACATGAATTATCTTCGCTCAATCACGCCTACATCATAGCAGGTGATCCATGGCTATCGACCCTAGCATCATCGGCAACGTCATGATCCCGCAGGCTCCGCAACTGCCGGACGTGAACGCCATGATGCAGACCCGCACGGCGGGGCTGGAGAACATGTACAAGATTGAGCGGCAGCGGGCCGAGGACACGCGGCTGGAGCAGGAGCGGCAGGCTGAGGCGCTGGTCGAGGCGCTGGCGCCCGCCTACGCCACGGCGTTCAAGGGCGGCGGATCGAAGGAAGCCCTCACCGCAGCCTATAACCTGTTGCCGCCCGAGATACAGGCGGGCGTCAAGGACCAGATCGACAAGCTGATGGCCATGCCGTCTGACGACTTGCGCCTGTCGGCACTGGAGGCGTCCATGGCCGGGAGCGACGCCGGGCGGGCGCTGCTGAACCGCATCCCGACTGAAATCCAGCGCATCAACGCGGAAATCCAACGCGGTCAGTTGGGCGTGTCTCAGCAGCGGCTAGCGATGGAGCGCGAAAAGTTAATTGCTGCCGCAAGCCAGCCTAAAGTGGCATTCCGCGAAACAGATGCCGAAGGCAACGTCCGCATGTACGACGCGGCAGGCAATGAAATTGGCATGCTGCCGAAGGCCGGAAAGCCAGCAAGCGGCGGCGCGGCGACTACCGAAAGCGAACGTATTGCTGCCTATAACGCTGGGCGCGCGCTCAAAGCAGCCGAACGCATTCAATCTGCCATTAAAGACGACCCTGCGGCTACGGCGCCGGGTATGGGGGAGGCGTTTGTTAACATGTTTGTTGACCCCAATCTTGTCCGCAGCGAAGAGCGACAGCGCGTATCGGCAGCCCAACGTGAGATGATTGACGCGCTGCTGACATTGGCTACTGGCGCGGCGTACAACCGCGAACAGTTAGAAGGCCAGATGGAAAGTTTCATCCCGCGATGGACAGATGAAGAAGGTACCCGCGCCGACAAGCGCGCGGCTTTGCTCGACCTAATACAGAACGCCAAGGTTAAGGCAGGGCGTTCTTGGACGCCGGACATGGACGTGGCGTTTCAGTCTTTACTTACTGAGGCGCCCGGCGGCCAATCGCCTGCGGGTGCTACTAGCGGCGGCATCCGCGAAGGCACGACAGCCACCAACCCACAAACCGGCGAGCGTATTATTTACAGGGATGGTCAATGGCAGCCTCTCTAAACAAACTCCCCCCGGGATTTATTCTTGATGCGCCGGATAGCGCGGGGCTTCCGCCGGGGTTTAAGTTGGACACCCCCGCATCAGCGCCTGAAGAGAGTTTTGGTCAGCGGATGTTGGGCAGCGCTGCCTCGACTGCCGACATTATTGCAGAGAGCGTGCCGGGTATGGCCGCCATGGTGGCGTATCCGTTCCGTCGCGCTGCTGGTATTGTGACGGGCGAGACGGCGGAAGACATTGCCGCCAGCCAGGAACGCGTTATGGGCGCCGTGTCGGCCCCCGTTGGCCGTGCGTTGGGCGTGACCGAGACGCCGTCCTATCAGCAGAACATGCTGCGGCAGGCGCTGGGCTATGTGGCCGAAAACATTGATAAGGGCGCTGACTGGATTTCTGGCACAACGGGCATCCCAAAGCCGGACGTAGTCAACATGATGCAAATCGTTATGTCTGCCGCGCCGGCCAAGGTGCCGGGGGCCAAGACGGCGGGCAAGCTCAAGGCGCGTGTCGTTGAGACGGCGCGCAACGTCATGGACCCCAAAACCAAGTTCTACATGGACCTTGCCGAGGGCCGTGGCAGCGCCCTGCTGGCGGCTGCCCGCGCGCCAGAAGCCGAGATTATCCCCGGCGTGCGCCCGACCTTCGCACAGGCCACCGCCGATGTCGGTCTGCCGCGCGTCGCCGCCGTGGGCGAACAGGCTGCCGCAATGCGCCCGACAGAAGCAATGGCGCTCCGCGACGTTCAGGAAGCCGCCCGTGTCGGGCAGTTGCGCGCGATTGAGCGCACGCCGGAACGGCGCGAACTGGCTGAAACCGTGCGCGAGCGCCGCGCTGAACCGTTGTACCGCGCTGCCGAGACGGCGGGGGATGTGGTGGATGTGACGCCGACGCTGTCATTCATTGACGACACTATCGCCAAGAACCCCGGCAACCAGCCGCTGCTGACCGAAATGCGCCGCATTCGCAAGGGTTTGGTCAAGCCGGGGATGGACGAAGAAGGTAATCCGGTCCTTGTGCCGCGCACAGACGCCAAGGAAGTTGCCTCAACCATAGACGGCCTCAAGTCAGCCATCGCCAAGGAAGACAACCGCTTCATCAAGGGTGAACTGACGCAGATCAAGGATGAACTGACCGCTGCTATTCCGTCGCTGCCCGAGGCGCAAGCGGCGTTCAAGAAGGGCAGCCGTCCGATCAACCAGATGGATGTCGGCAGGTATCTGCGCGAAAAGCTGGAGACTCCATTGCCGGAAGGTGCACAGCGCCCCGGCGTGTTTGCGGGCGCCGTCCGCGAAGCCCCGCGCACCATCAGGCAGGCGCTGGACGGCGGGCCGACCTACGAGAAATTGACCGATATCCTGTCGCCAGCCCAGAAGGCCAACGTGGACCGCGTGGTCATGGATTTGGCGCGCGACCAGCGCGTCAAGGAACTGGCGCAAGCTGGCCGCAAGGCTGCGCCGGAACTGGCCAAGCCCGTGGGCGCGGCCAATCTGCCGTCATTGCTGAACCGTCTGGCCACGGTGGCCAACGAAGTGATCCGCCGTCTGGAAGGCCGCATCAACGAAAAACTGGCGATGGAAATTGCGCTTGAGTTTCTTGATGCTGACCGTGCGGCGGCGGCTCTAGAGACGGCAATGCGGCGGTCAGCCAAGCGGGCGCCCGCGCCCCGTCGCCCGTCTGGCCCGATCAGCCGCGCCGTCAAGCGCGCGCCTGTCGTGACCGCGCCCAATCAGATGAACCAAGACAACCGTAACGCCATGGCGAGGTGACGTGACGTGGATTACCAAGTGCTGTTCAACGTCGCCATTGGCGCTGCCGGGCTGTTCGGAGGCTATGTCTTGAGCCGTATCTACAACGCCATCGACAAGCTGGACGCGGACGTGCGGGCCATGCCGCACACCTATGTGCAGAAGGACGACTTCAAGTCGGCCATCCTCGACATCAAGACCGACATCCGCGTCGGGTTCCAGCAAGTGGACAAGACGCTTCACACCATCTTCGACCGCCTCAACGACAAGGCTGACAAGGCATGAAACTGACATCGGCTTCCTTTGCCAAGCTCAAGGGCGTCCATCCCGATCTCGTTCGTGTTGTCAGGCGCTGCGCCGACGACTGGGCCGAGAAGGACACGGGCTTCATCGTCACCTGCGGCGTCCGCACGCTGGAGGAACAGAAACTGCTCAAG